CGTCTTGAGGATGGCCGTGCCTGGCACTGTCGTCACTGCGGTCGGGTCAATCTCCACGCTGTAGGTCTGAAGCGTTGTGTCATATGAGATTGAGGAGACGAAGCCGTCGTCTGACACGAGGTCCCAGTACGGAAGCGGATTGCTTGAGTCGATTGTTGCCACTGGGTTCGCTGGCAATAGGTTGAAGGTTCCGTTCGGGACGCCGATGGTGACCTGGTTGCGAGCAGCAACACCGAGCGGCGAACCCTGCCACGAATCATCTGGCGAGACAATCAGGTTGCCGTTCGGGTCGGTGACGACGCTCTGGTTCTGCGCGATGATGCTGCGGTTGGAACCGAACTGTGCCATCTCTTGCTCCTACTTTGTCTGGTTGGCAATGAGCGAAGCCAAGTCGCTCGTGCTCTTTCGGTTGAATCTTACCGTGATGACTTGAACATACGAGCCTGGCTCAAGGCTCCACTCAACTTGCTCCACTCGATACAAGCCAGAAAGACCAAGCCCCGCACTCGTGACCTCAACCCACTGCCCAGGCTCCCAGCGGCTGACCAGCGCGAACGATGAAGCGCCGGTCTGCGCGTAGCCTGAACTGAAGCCGTACTGGTTGAAGTTCTGCGTGCCAGCGCCACGGAGTGTGAACTGACCTGACAGGAGCGGCTTGTGCCGCTCGGTGAAGTAGGCAACGGCAGCTCGCTGGATGGCTGCGCCTGGGTTCTTCACAGCCGTTGGGTAGTCCACCACTTCGTCAAGGATCGGACCTGAGCGCGTCGTGAAGATGGCCGTGCCAGTGTTGTCCACGAGATCGTCGTAGGAGAACACGCTCGTGAACGGCGTCCCTGCCGTAGACGGAATCGTCATCATCACATTCTTGGTGGTCTCGTGATCGAGCGCCACGCTGAGGCCGTATGGAGCAACGGTCGCCTTCGCGGTGGTCGTGTTCGGCGTGCCTGCGCCTGAGTCAGTCGTCACGGAGTACGGCGCAGTCGCGTAGGTCGGCTTGGCAGTTGAGTCCACAAGGGCGTAGTTCAGCGTGCCGTCAAGTCCGATGAAGTAGCGGCGCTCTTTGGCGTCGCCGCCGAAGGTCTCAACGACGCTATCAAGCGCCGAGCGAAGGCTCGTGCTTGGGAACTGAATTGCCTCTTGGTTGATGTAGACCGTGCCGCCGACGATGTTGGTAGTGCTGGCTGTGCTGAAGGTGCGCTGAAGCGCGTAGTCGGTCGTGTGGAAGGCGTTCGTCGTGGCGAGCAACTGCTCAACCGTTGCGTCCTCTGTGAGTCCACCAGCCAGCGTCACGAGCAACTGCCCACCAGCGTTGGCGTCAGAGACATAGCCAATGCTCTTGATGTCGCCGTAGCCGGTGAATGTTCCCCACGTTCCCTGATACGGCGTTGGAAACACCACGGTGATGCTGTTGTCTCCAGTCTTGATTACGCGGTCGCCGCTGTAGGTGCCACGCAGGAAGGAGATCATTTGGCTGTTGTTGCTGAACCCGCTGATCCCGTTCGGTGGTCCGAGCGTCACGGTGTCTCCATCGAGCAGGTTGAGGTTGGCGTAGCGGCCAGTCACACTGAGTCGGTCGTTGGCAAGACCCACACGAGCGTATGACGCCTGTGTGGTCTGCGCGCCTGTGCTAGTCGCCACCGTGTCATAGGTGATCGTCTTGGTGGTCGGAGTTGCCTTGACGCGCTGGATGCCTGTGTATCCACCAGCCGAGCCGCCGAGCATTACGCCGCCCACCTTGATGGGCTGCCCAACGACAAAGCCGTGGTCCTGACCGAAGGTGACCGTCGCCACGCTGCCGCTCACGGTGAACTTAGTGCCAGCAACGGTGCGGCTGGCACCTGGCTTGCCGAAGACTCCCACGCGGTCGAGCAGATAGTTTGCATCACCCAGCGTCACATCAGTGATGGTTCCCTGACCTGAGCCTGTGAGCTGCGAGGAGAGGGATGCCAGCACGCCCAAGAACCGCACATCGGCTGTGGCTGGCGTTGAGCCAGTGTCCTTCTGGCAGAGACGCACGCGGGTGTTGTCTGGGATCTTGAGATACCACGGACCGAGGGTTGGCGTGTTCTCTTGCATTACGGCGAACGACATTGACGATCCTGTGCCGTCGCCATTGGCTGAGAGGTTCAGCGACTCAAGCGGCACGACAGGCGCCTGCTGGCGTGCTGTCCCAGCCGTGTAGTTGATTGGCGGGTTGAGGAAGTCTGCGGCGATCCACGCCGAGCCGACAGAGGCAGTACCGGCAGAGCCTGCGGCTGTGTAGGTGAAGGCGCTGCCGCTCGTGACCGTGACCTGATAGACGCCCACCATCGAGGTGCCAGCCGCAGTGGTCGTATCACCGACCTGAACATAGGCGCCTGTGCTGAGGCCGTGTTCGCTGCTCGTCGTGATCGTCACGGTGGACGAGACGCGGATCGCTGACGCTACGGTCGCAAGGTCAAGCCAGAGTTGGAACGGCGCGGTCGCCATTTATGGGTAGCGGCCAGTGTTCCTTGACCCATTGGTCGTGGTCACATAGCCTCCCAGATAGCCGCTCGTGCTTTGCGCCACGATTGAGCCGTCAAGGTAAAGATTCGTGTTGGTGGTCAGCGTCGTGCTGGTGTTGCCGCCACGGTTCATTGGATTGACATAGGAGCCGCCGTCATAGCCTGCGCCTTCTGCTGCTTTGTTGAGCGCCTTCTTTGATGTCTCCCCCGCGCCCACGCCGATGATCTTCAGCCCAGCGACGATGGCGTCAATGACGAACTTGATCGCCTCCAGCGCCAACTTGAGCGGCGCTAGCGCAAGCGTCAGGATGTTGATTGAGCCTTCGCCGCTATCAAAGATGGCAAACAGTTCGCCTACTGAGTCCACGAGTGGTCGGACATAGTTGTCTACGAGGTCGCTCACGACTGGTCCGAGGTCAGCCATCAGGCTCTCAAAGGCTGGCAGTGCCTTCTCAGTCAGGAAGGCAAGCGCCTCGTTCACCATTGGCAGCAACTTAGAACCAAAGGACTCAATGGCTTCGTTGAATCGAATCTGAGCTGCGGCGAACTTACCGCTCGTGCTATTGGCGACTTCCTCAGCCACGCCCAGATACTTCTCGTCGGCAAGTCGCAGGATGTCCTTGAGTTTCGCGCCCTTCTCTACCTCGATGCCAAGTGCCAGCAATCCTCGCGTGCTGCCCTGTGCGCCCTTGCCGAGCGCCATCATCACGCTGGCGAGGTCCTTGCCGGTTGCGGCAGAGATGTTGGCGGCAACTGCGTTTGCCTTGAGGAGATTGTTCTGATTCTTGAAGAAGCGTGAGCCAGTCTCTAGCCCCGCGCGCACCTCATCGTCGGTGAAGCCGAGGCGAGCCATCGCCTTGATTTGTTCATCAACCTTTGGCGTGAGCTTGTCCATCTCAAAGCCACGCGCCTTGAGTGCGGCGGTGAGCCGGATAGTGGCTTTCTCATCCTCCGCTGCGGCCATAATCGCGCTTGCTGCGAAGGCAACGATTGCTGCTCCTGCTGCCAGCGCAGCTGCGCCGATCGCCTTGAACGCAGTCCCAGCCGCGCCCTTCAGCCTACCCATCGCCTTGCCAACACTGCCGAGCGGCTTGGTGGCGGCGTCCTTCGCCGCGATGACGAAGTTCGCTGAACGGTCAGATCCAAATGCCATTGGTCACCTTCTCTTGAATCGCAGGATGGTGTTCTTGAACGCTTCGTTGTTGAAGAATGATTCTACCGTCTTTGCCATCGCTTCCATCGCACGAGCCTGATAGGTTGAGTTTCCGGAGACGCGCGTCACGAATGGATTGGCAGGCACCGCCTTCACAGCCTTCGGGCCGCTCTTAGTTTGCCGCACTCCACTAATACCACTCGTGACGAACCAGCGATACCACGCGCCGCCGTTGGCTCCTGCCCGATTACGACCGGCACGCGGTCCGACCACAGCTGCTGGCGTGCCGAAGCGCGCGCGGCGTGCGGTGACGGCCTTGCGAAGTCGCCCAGGGCTCTGCGTCGTCCTGCCGATTGGCGCCTCGGCGCGCATTGGATTGACCATCGTGCGAGTGGCGTTCAGGGTGGCGATGCTGAGTAGGCGCTTGTAGGCAGATGGGTTTGATCCCTCCAGGAAGCCGAGGCGCAGCGCCTCATAGTTGGCATCCACGCTGAAGGAGATCGTCAAACGGTCTTGCGAACTAGCGGCCACGGCTCATCGGCTCCTTTGGCTGTAGGTCTGACATCAGTTGCGCGGTGCGCTGGAAGTCGCCAGCATCCCACTCAAGCACTTCGTGCGGCGCGATGCCGAACTCTTTGCCGATCAGGTGCGCTAAGAGTAGCGGGTGAGGCGAGATGGAACGACCTGCCGCCAG